CCTGTTTGTGCATGACCGCGAAACTTATGCATCCCTAACACATTGGGTTTTGTGATGGGCAGACCAACGAAACCAATTGAGCAACAGCGCAGGAATGGCAACCCATCCAAACGAAAATTGCCTGCACCAAATTTGGTTGTTGCTCAGGCTGTGAATGTTCCTGAACCTTTGCGCGCTTTGGGTGTTCCAGGGAATGCGTTTTGGAATCGTGTTTGGGCGCATGGCAAATCGTGGATTTCCCCAACCACAGACATGGACATTGTGCAGTTGATCGCAGAACAAATGGATGAACGCGCTTTGCTGTATCAGCACATTTTGCGTCAGCATCAACAGGGGATTGTTGATTGGCAGGTTCGTTCTCAGTTGCGCAAATTGGATTCTGAAATTCATCGTGGTTTGGCATCGATTGGGTTCACACCTGAAATGCGTACGCGTTTAGGTTTGGCTGAGGTTCGTGCGCAACACGCAATTGAATCGTTGATACAGCGCAGGAAATCACATGGCAGCGCGTCGTAAATCTGAAGGCAATGATGTCATCCAGTTCATCGAATCTTGTTGTCGTGTGACCAAAGGTGCTGACGCTGGTTCGCTGATTGAACTGCGTCCCTGGCAAAAAACTTTGATGCGTGATTTGTTTTCGTTGCGTGATGATGGTTTGCGTCAGTATCGGCGCGGTCTGATTGGGATGCCACGCAAAAATGGGAAATCAACATTGGCATCAGGGATCACATTGTTTGGTTTGATCGCTGATGGTGAACCTGGTGCTGAAGTGTATTGCGTCGCTGCGTCGCGTCAGCAGGCACGAATTGTGTTTGACACTTGTCGTGCGATGGTTGAACAGGATCCTGTGTTGTCGCAGATCGTGAAGGTGTATAGATCGCATTTGGAAGTTCCATCAACTGGTTCTGTGATGCGTGTGTTGTCTAGTGATGCTGGTTTGCAGGAAGGGTTGTCACCACACATGGTTGTGTTGGATGAGTTACACGCGCACTATGACGATTCAATGTGGAATGTGATGACGCTAGGTAGTGGTGCTAGGCGCAATCCAATGATTTTGGCGATCACGACTGCTGGTGTTCGTACTGATCGACATGGCTATGACACAATCGCATATCGTTTGTATCAGTACGGGAAGCAATTGCAGTCAGGTGAAAAGGTTGATGATTCGTTTTTTTATCGCTGGTGGGAAGCACCTGAAAACGCTGATTGGAAATCTGTTGAAGCAGTCAAGATTGCCAACCCTGCGTTCGATGATTATTTGATGTCTGAGGATTTTGAGGTATCACGACGAACCACGACTGAGGTTGAGTATCGGATCAAGCGTTTGAACCAATGGGTGCAGTCCCACAACCAATGGTTGCCTGATGGCGCGTTCAAATCTTGTGAGGATTTGACGCTGGAACTACCACCACCTGAGACTGAAATCATTGTTGGGTTTGATGGTTCGTATTCGCGTGACGCAACTGCAATTGTTTGTTCCACATTGGATGGTCATATATGGGTGGAAGGTTTGTGGGAACGACCACAACACGATGATGAATGGCGCGTACCAATCGACCAGGTCATGGATGCAATCAGGAACGCGTGTCAGAAATGGCGCGTGATGGAAATTGTGTCAGACCCATACCGCTACGAACACCAACTACAAACACTTGAGGATGAAGGATTTCCAGTCTTGCGATTCCCCACAAACAGCGCGCAACGAATGGTTCCTGCTTGTGGTTCGTTCTACGACGCAATCACAACAAACCAAATCAAACACAATGGACAGTTTGCGTTGGCACGACACATTGACAACTGCATCGTGAAGGTTGATCGTGCAGGACCGCGCATCACAAAAGAATCACGACAGTCTGAACGCAAGATTGACGCAGCGGTGGCTGCCGTGATTGCGTATAGTCGTGTGGTGTACCATCGCCAAAGGAAACCACAAAATGTTCCGTCGATCACAGTTTGGTGAATAATGGCAATATTCAAAAGAAAAGAAAAGCGCGCATTGCCACCTAGCATTGACCCGTATCAAATAACTGGTCGACCTGTGGGTATAAACCTGTCAGGTGAATTTGTTGATGAGGACACCGCATTGGGGATGTCATCAGTCATGGCGTGTGTTGGTCTACTGTCAGATTCTGTTGCGTCGCTACCGTTGCGCACATTTCGTTTGATTGATGGTCGCAAAATTGAATTGCCATTGCCACCATTTTTGAAAAAACCAAACGACGATGAATCAATATTTGAATTCATGCATAGTTGTATTTCAACATTGGCATTGAATGGGAACCTATTTATCTATGCGCCACGAACACCAACAAATGAGGTTTTAGAAATTCGTGTGTTGCCAACACGAATGGTCATTGTGTCTGTGGAAAATGGGAAAAAGGTTTACAGGTTGAACGGCAAAATCGTTGAGGACATCCACCATTTGCGCTGGTGGGTTCGACCAGGTTCGTTGTTGGGGTTGTCGCCACTAGAAACGCAACGCAACACAATTGGTTTGGCGATGGCAATGGAACGATTTCTGACATTGTGGTACGCCGAAGGTGGCACACCATCAAGCGTGTTGGAAACTGAATCTGTGTTTACTGAGGAACAAGCGCGTGTGTTGCAGTCCACATGGGATGAATCACATCGTCAGCGTCGACGACCAGCGGTGTTGTCAGGTGGTTTGAAATGGAAACCAATCACAACTAGTGCTGCAGACATGGGTTTGTTGGAATCCCGTGAACACCAGGTGCGTTCAATTGCGCGTGTATTTCGTATCCCATCGCACATGATTTTGGCGCAAGGCGATTCGCAGACATATCAAAATGTTGAATCAGCAGGTATTGATTTCGTGCGTCACACGCTGATCCCCTGGTTGACACGCATGGAAAATCTGTTGACTGAACTGCTACCACCTGAAGTGTATGCACGATTCGATACTGAGGAATTGATGCGTGGCGACATGATCACGCGTGTTCGTGCGCAACAGGTTCAGATCATGTCAGGTACTTTGACACCCAATGAAGCGCGCCATCAATTAGGTCTAGAACCGTATTCAGGTGGCGACGATTTCGTGATGGCATTGCCTGGTGCGCCTATGGCAAACCCAACCAACGACACCCAATTGGGTGTGGATCAAGAACCACCTGTGTGATTGAGGAACTATGACTGCATCAAATTTCGCTGTGACAATTACAGACACACCAACATTGATTTTGGAAGCAGACAACATCAACAAACCAATTTGGTTGCAGATCATTGGGAATCATACTGTGTACATTGGTGATAATTCTAGTGTCAGCACATCAAATGGTTTTCCGTTGGTCAAACATTCAGCACCATTGGCTGGTGGGTTGGGCATTGGTCAACCTTTGTATGGCGTATGTAGTGCTGGACAAACTGAACAAATTCGTGTGTTCGCGGTGCGTGATTGACAATGCCGTATCAAGTTGTGAACGATGCACCCAATTGTGGTGGGTTCGCTGTGGTGAAGGTTGGTGAAACCAACGCCATTGATGGTGGTTGTCATCAATCTGAATCTGACGCAATCGCTCACATGGATGCGTTGAACATTGCAACTGCTGATGACCAACGCGCTGTTGATCTAACACCAACGACATACATGATTGACAATTGCAAACGCGGTTTGGAATATCACCAACAAGGCAAATCAGGTGATGGACTCAAACCACAAACAGTTCGTGATGCAAACAACATCGCTGATGGCAAACCATTATCGATTGACAAACTGACACGAATGCGCGCATGGATCGCACGACACATGGTCGATCTAGAAGGCGCACCAAACCCAAATGACAAGGAATATCCATCACCTGGTCAGGTGGCGCATTTATTGTGGGCATCAGGAACGAATCGTGAACAAGCACAGAAAACATATGATTGGTGTGAAACAAAAATGAATCAGATTGAAAACGAACAGAACAACCAAAACAATGGTCAGGAACTGCGACAGTTGCCACCATCGTATCGACCTAGCGCATCAGAGGATGTGCCTGTGGTTAGACCAGCCTGCATGAATTGTGAATATTTGTGTGCTGAAGTTGATCCAACACAAATGGTGATTGTGAACTACTGCAAACGATGGAACGCTGAAGTTGCTTTGGATCAATACTGCGATGCGTGGGAAGCCAAAGACGAATCCGAATCTGAAATGGAAATGGAATCTGCAATGCAGTCTGAATCTGATGATGTTGAACAGATCATGGAATATGATTCCCAACCAATATCCACATGGGTGACACGATCAGTTGATGACAAACGATCATTGGCGTTTACCAACATGGAATGTCGCGCAATAGGCGATGGCAACACGCTTGTTGGATACGCGTCAATGTTTGATACACCTAGCCACGATCTAGGTGGATTCACAGAATATGTTGCGCGTGGTGCATTCACCAAAACATTGAAGGATGGTGCTGATGTGCGTTTGTTGATCGACCATGAAGGTGCGCCACTAGCACGAACCAAATCAAACACAATGCGTTTGGTTGAGGATGAACGCGGATTGCGTGTTGAGGCTGACCTAGACCCATCAAACCCACGCGCTGCAGAAATCATTAGCGCATTGAAGCGTGGCGACATGAACCAAATGTCGTTTGCTTTTCGTGTGATTCGTGACGAATGGTCAAAGGATCGTGCCACACGCACATTGAAGGAAGTTCGACTGTTTGATGTTTCTGTTGTGACATTTCCTGCGTATGAAGCGACCATTGCAGAAATCAGGAATGCAGGTGTCGTTGACAACACGATTGGGGTTGTGAGTAGAATCAATCTCAGGAAGCGTCAAGTACAAATTGCCACGATTCTGAAGTAGTCGGATTACTAGCCGCGAACACAAATGTGTTCACACTAGGAACACCACTCATGCAACAATCCACCCATTGATCCCATGAGGAGAAAAACCATGTCCATGTCCACCCGTTTGACTGAGCGTCGTGATGCTCGCGTTGCTGAATCGCAGACCATTTTGGATGCTGCTGAAACTGAAGCGCGTGACCTTACCGCTGATGAGGATAAGCAGATTGCAACCATCATTGATGAAGTTCGTGCGCTTGACGCACAGATTGCAAATGCTGTCGAAACTGAAAAGCGTTCTGCTGAAGCGTTAGAAGCGCGCAAAGCAATTGACAGCGAATTGCGCGGTGGCGCAGTTGTCAAGAATGAAGCCCGTACCTATTCCCCCAACGGTGCAAACGATTTCGTTGGTGACGCATTCATGGCGCAGGTTCGTGGCGATTGGGAAGCGATGCAGCGCATTCAGCGTCACCAGCGTGAAGAATCCATTGAGCGTCGTGCTGTTGGCACAGGTGCATTCGCTGGTTTAGTTGTTCCGCAATACCTGGTTGATCTAGTTGCGCCTAAGGCGCGCGCAGGTCGCCCATTCTTAGATGGCGCAACCACCCCACACGCATTGCCTACTGAGGGTATGTCGCTTAACATCAGCCGAATCACTACTGGTTCAAGTGCTGCAGTTCAGAGTTCTGAAAACAGCGGTGTTTCTGAAACCAACATGGATGACACGCTGTTGACGATTCCTGTGATCACCGTTGCTGGTCAGCAAACTGTTTCGCGTCAGTCACTTGAGCGCGGAACCAACATTGAACAAATCGTGATGGGTGACCTTGTCAAGGCATGGCACACCGCATTGGATTCGCAAGCAATCATTGGTTCAGGTTCAAGCGGTCAGGCAAAAGGTATCTATACCGTTCTCGATGGTGGCGCAAATGAGATCACTTACACGGACGCATCACCTACCGTTGCTGAATTGTATCCCAAACTGGCTGATGCAATTCAGCGCGTTCAAACCAACACATTCATGCAACCAACGCATTGGTTGATGCACCCGCGTCGCCTTGCAGCATTGTTGGCTGGTGTCGATGGTCAGAACCGTCCGTTGGTTGTTCCATTGGCAAACGGTCCAATGAACGCAGTTGGAACTGGCAATGGTGCGTTTGCATACGCAAACAGCGGATATTCGCTGCTTGGTCTGCCAGTCATCACGGATGCCAATGTTCAGACCAATCTTGGAACTGGAACTGATGAGGATGTCATCTACTGTGTGAATAGTGGTGAAGCACACCTATGGGAAACCACAGGTGCGCCAATGTCCCTCAACTTTGATCAGCCCAATGCAGCATCGTTGGGTGTTCTCATGGTCATCTATGGATACGCCTCATTCAGCGCGGAACGATACGGTGCCGTTGGTCATTCGATGATCACAGGTACTGGTTTGGTCGCACCGTCGTTCTGATGTTGAATCGTGTGGTGGGCTAGTCCCCTGCGCTAGTCCACCACACACCAAACAATCAAAGGAAAAATCATGGCATCAATCGCATCACTATTGGCAGAACGAATTGGTTATGTGCGACGCGGTTTGAATGATCGTGTGCGCCAGGTTGACGACCAATTGAAAAAACTTGATCATGTCGTTGATGAAGTTGCTGCCATTGAACACAAGGTTGAAACCGCATCGTTGCGCAAGCCACGCAAGAAGGCGTGAGCAATGGCAATCACCAATGGGTATGTCACCCTGGCAGAAATCAAATCTGCCTTGCGCATATCTGATTCCATCGATGATACGCGTTTGGAAAAATGTGTTGAACGCGCATCACGATGGATAGACCAGCAATGTGGTCGATTCTTTTACCAGCAATCAGGCACATACGATTTCACCGTGATCAATCCATACAAGTTGCGAATACTGGATTTGGCGACTGCAACTGGTTTGGTTGTTACCAGCGACGATGACAACAACAATTCGTTCACAGGCACATGGACAATCAACATTGATTTCAATTTGTCACCAACTGAATCACCTGCCTATGGGAACCCATTCACATTCTTGACTGTGATCGACAACACTTTTATTCCTGATACGCGTGTGCGTGTCCAGGGGACATTTGGATATCCAGCAGTCCCTGCACCAATTTCTGAAGCAACATTGTTGTTGGCAATCAGATTGTTCAAACGACCTGATGCACCGTTGGGTGTTGCAGGGTTTGGTGAAATGGGTGCTGTCATGGTTCGTGGTACTGACCTAGATGCGCGCGCTTTGGTTGCACCATTCATTCGTGTTGGTGTCGCCTAATGCCTGCGAACATCGCCAATTTGCGCGCTGGTCTAACCACACGACTGCAAACCATCAGCGGTTTGCGTGTCTACGAATACATTCCTGGCACACCCAATTTCCCATGTGCAGTCATTCGTTTGAATCGTGTTGGGTACGATTCCACGCTCAGTCGTGGTTCTGACGAAATTGATTTTGTGATCACAATGGCTGTTGGTCGTGCTGATGATCGTGTTGCACAGGTGTCAATTGAAACCTATTTGGCTGGTACTGGATCGCTGTCAGTCAAAACAGCGATTGAGAATGATCCAACATTGGGTGGTGCTGCATTGAATACCCGTGTTCAAGAAGCACGAAACATTGCCACAGAGGATCGTGGCGATGGTCTATCGTTTCTCACAGTTGATTTTGCTGTGACCGTGATTGCGTAAGGATTCAAAATGCCGTTTATCAATTCAAATCAAACAACAATGATCTATGGGTCAAACGCTTTGGCTGCATATCTGCGAACTGTCACGCCTAGCGCATCAGTTGAAATGCTTGATGTCACGACGCTGGCTGATACAGCAAAAAGATTCACGCCAGGATTAGAGGATTTCACGCTGAGTATCGATGGACTGTTTGATACTGATACCGCTGCAGGTTCAATTTGGGCAAACATCACAACTGCGTTGAATGATGGAACGACTGTTGCGACAAGTGTTGCGCCATCAGGTTTTGCTATTGGCAATAGTGTTTGGGTTTTGCCTGCACAGGAAATCAATTATGAGGTTTCAAGCGCAGTCGCTGATGTGGTTGGATTTTCCATGTCATTTGGCGCAGGTTCACCAGCCAATGTTGGTGTCAGTCTTGCAGACCTAGCAGCGATCACAGCGACTGCAAATGGCACTAGCGTGGACAACAGCGCAGCAACCACCAATGGTTCAGTTGCTCAAATCCATGTCACCGATTTCAGCGGTACATCACCAACCATGACTGTGGTTGTTCAACACTCAACGAACAATTCGACATGGGCAACATTGGGAACATTCACGGCTATCACAGGCAAAACATCGCAGGTGATCACCACAACAGGGACTGTCAACCGTTATGTGCGCGCACAATATACAGTTGGCGGTACGACACCATCATTCACCTGCCAGGTTTCCCTGGCGCGTTTGTAAAGGAAACACAAAATGGCTTTTGTAGCAGCAAGAAATTCATCATTCAAACTAGACAATGCAGCAGGAACATTGACTGACATCAGCGCATATGTTGATTCAGTTGGTGGTATTGCAAATACAACAGATATGTTGGACACAACTGTGTTTGGTTCAACATCAAAAACATTCCAACCAGGTTTGCGCAATGGTGACACCATTACTGTGTCAGGCAAATGGGATTCAACGCTGAACACTCAGGTTGTCGCATTGCTTGGTTTGTCAACCTCATCAACCTTTGACTACTCACCAGCAGGAACAACCGCTGGTTTGCCAAAGGTGACTGGCGAATGTTTCGTGACATCGTATGAAGTGAGTTCAGCAGTTGCTGATCTAGTCACATTCTCAATGTCGTTGCAGATTTCAGGCGCAGTCACACACGGCACGAACTGATCATTGACTATCATGCGCTAGAAGGCGCAATGATGATCGATCAATGGAAGGTGAACCGTGAAAAATTCGTGGCAAATCAAATGGGATGACCACACATGGACTGATGAAAATGTGTTGGGCGCACATCTAGTCGCTGTCGCTGATCTACTTGGCGCAGATTCATGGACTGCTGTCAGTCCCTGGACAGGTGTCAAAGCCCTTGCAGCATGGTGTGTTGTGTTGTTGTCAACGACTGATGCATATGATCTAGATTCAGCATTGACTGCTGTTTACGGCGCACCAGGTGCGAAGGTTGTTGGCGCGCTATCGACTAGAGATTGACCATGCCGAACACACGAACATCGTATGATTTAGCAGTCAAAATCAAACAAATTGGAACAGCAGTCCAGCGTGGTCAAAAGGATGCGGTTTTTTCTGCATCAATGATTATCAAAAATGAGATTGAAGGCAATTTGGTTCGTGCTATCGGATCAGATCAACGAATGTCGAATCTGAAAAAACGCGCTGGCGCACAACCTCAACGACTGTCATTGGGTTTTACAACTAAGGGTGTGAACAATCCAACATCATTGTTGATCGCTCGCGGTCCTTGGGGACTAGTTGAGTACGGCAGCAACAAACACAAAATTTCACCAAAGGTTGCAAAGACTGGAACAGGCAAAGGAATGTCACGCGCCAATCGTAAATTGGCTATTAGGCAGCGTGAATTGGACATTGCGTTTGGTGCATCAGGTTTGTTCGCTGGAAAATCACCCATGCCGATTCGAGGCAATTTCCGCTATCAAGTAGATCATCCTGGTTCACGAGGCAAATACCCATTCCATCGTGGTTTGGATTCGTCACGCGGTCGTGCTGTTCAAGAATTGCGTACTGTGCTGATGCGTACAACAGCGACTGTGATTCGTAGTGGTCGCCAGGTTTACACATACGCATCAGGTGAAGTTGGGATGTATTCACCCACATCAATGTTTGGTGGTGACTGATGGCGACGATGACTGAACGCCTAGCGTTTTTGATTTCTGCGAATGCTGATCAGGCAATTCGTGCGTTTGAAAAAACAGCCAATTCCGCTGAAAAGGAATTGGGCAAGGCTGAAAACAAGATTGACAAGGTCGCTGGATCGCTCACCAAATTTGGTGGTGGTGCAATGGCGTTCGCTGGTATCGCTGGTAGTGCATTGTTCAGTTTCGCAAAAGAGGCTGAGGATGCAGAACAGCAATCACGCAAACTAGGCAATTCAATTGAAAACGCAGGAACATTTGCTGAGGGTGCGCAAGGGCGGATGGAACAACTTGCCAAAGATATTCAAAAAGTGACGACTGCTGATGGTGATGCCATCGTTGGGATGCAGTCATTGTTGGTGCAGTTTGGTTTGACTGAGGAACAGATCAACAAAATCACACCATTGGTTGTCGACCTGTCGCAAAAAATGGGTGTTGATATGGACACCGCAGCGAAAGCAGTTGCAAAATCTGCGACTGGTTCTGAGGGTGCGCTCAAAAAAATGGGCATTCAAGTTTCCTATGCTGATTCTGAAGGATCAAAATTTGATGCGACGATGGAAGCCCTTGCAGGGACTGTTGGTGGGTTCGCTGAAAAGGAAGCAGAAACATTTTCAGGCAAGGTTGACCAACTGAAAATTTCGTTAGGTGATTTGAAAGAAGGCATTGGTGCTGGTGTCATCGATGTGTTTGGTTCTGTGGTTGGTGCTGCTACTGGCGCATCACAGGCACTCGCTGACATTGATCCGAAACTGCAAGAAACAGCAGGTCAAATTCTCGCTGTTGGTACTGGTGTGTTGGGTGTCGCTGGTTCGTTCTCATTCATGGCTGGTCAAGCAATCAAAATGCGTGATCGATTCATGGATGCATCAGGTGCGCTGACTGGTTTCGGTAAGGGTGCAGGAATCGCTAGTGCTGCACTTGTCAGTTTGTATGCGATCACCAAAATTTTTGATGAAACCACATCCGAAGGAACAGCAACATATCAATCACTAACTGACGCGATCACAGAAAACAACGAAGCGATTCGTGTTGCTGCCATTCAGAAATTGGCTGCCAATGATCCGAACACGCGCAAGTATTTGGAGACATTGAACGAACTTGGTTTTACATTGGATGATTTGCGTGTTTTGTACGAAACAGGTGGTGGTGCGCTTCACGAATGGGGCAATGGTCTCGTCAGTTCATTTGGTACTAGTGAATCGTTTGTGCAACAAATAGAAAACATGAATGATGTTCTTGGTACGAACATCGACACAACAGGCATGACTGAAGGTCAGGCTGAAAAACTCAAAAACCAATTGTTTGATTTGAATGGTGTTGTATACACAACCTGGCAGGCGTTCAATGACAACACGACTGCCACAAATCTGACAGCGAGTGCATTGACTGGTGTTGGCATTGAAGGCAACATTGCTGCTGACGCGCTTGATGAAGTAACTGGTGCAACTGAAACATTGACTGGTGAATGGGAATCTTTGCTAGGCATTTTTGAGCGTGAGGATGCGATAGAAAAAATCAAGGATTCAATGGGTGAAGTTGAAATAGCGATTGCAACAGCATTTGGTTCAGGGACACAAGAGGACATCGATGCTTCAGCAGAAAAGGTTCGTGAATTGTATGGTGATGTTGCTGATTACATCAAAAAAGTTGGCGACATTCCTGACCACAAACAAACAGACATTCTTGCGTTGTTGAATGCTGGCGATTATGCAGGCGTATTGAAAATGTTGGGTGATTTAGAAAAAACACGAACAGCAACAATCGACATCGTTCAAGGAAAAAATCTTGTTTCACCTTTTTTCCATGACAGCGGTTTATACAAATTGCCTGGTCGCGCTGGCGGTGGCGCGATTCAAGCGAATCGACCATACATTGTGGGTGAACTCGGTCCTGAAATTGTTGTGCCTAATTCGTCAGGGACTGTGATTCCGAACAACATGATTG